AAGAAGCGGTGAATACGATGCAGTGTGATGATTATGACTATTCGCAATGGGGTGCGAGATATTGGCGATTCATCCGTCACCTCCGAGGGAAGTGTAGCCGTTTCTTTTCTCATCCGAAGGTGAACATGTTCCTGTGGTTGAACCTCCTACTGTGGAGTGGAATCGGCCTGGGGTATTTTCTTCAACCCCCCCTCTCTTCTTCTCCCTCTGTTTACGTCTACGACGGGGTGAAAGTCCAGAGGCAAGTCGAGGGCGAGCTGTATGATAAGTTCGTGGCGGCGTGGAAGATCGAGGTTGCACGTCGTTTCCCTTATGCCCTGCTCTTTGTTTGTCACGGCTCGGTGGGATATGACATCGTGACGGGTCTGCCCGGTTGGTATCTCTTCCCCGAGGCGTCCAATCGTATCCCCGTCCGCGTTGACCTGATGGCTCGCAAGATCAGGGACGCCAACCCTGGCCGAGTCATCGTGATCCTGAGTTGTAACCCTGGGCATTTCAAACTGACTGGCCTTCCCGGCGTCTATTACGCCCTTGATAGTATATGGTTATGGCCGGACAAAAATGTCGAGGATACGTCGGGGATCAAGGCTGAGCCAGGGGTTGTGGGCAATATTCACGAGTTTATCGAGGCGACCTGATGCAGAAGTGGCTATGCGTGTGCTTTATCGTCCTAATTCTGCTGGCTTCAGCGGGGTGTTCGTCCGGGTGTTTGGCGGCCGAGCCATTTCAGACGGAGGTGTGTGGAGATGTCACGTGGAGAGACATCGGAATCTGGGTCGAATACGAGTGGAAATGGTAAGGGTGATCTTCAGCGTCCAATGTCTGTAGCGTATGGGGTTTACGCTAAGAATTGGGACAGAGCGTTTACGAAGAAGAAAGAGAATACCCATGGGTGCAAGAGGAAGATTCGTGCGAGTCGAGTTCTACAGTGCTGATTGTTCGGCGGCATCGGCTCCCGTCATCCTATATGATGAGAATGGGACGGTAGTTACGCTCAAGTCCACTGAGCAACTGCTGATTGACAGCCTCTGTCTATTCGCGGTTGCGGCTGTGACCTCAGCCCAAGTGCTTGAGGATCGAGATGCAGACGGTGACTACGACGCGGGTTGCCTGATCGCGGGGTTTGGTAACGGCTCTAGCGTCTTTGAGGGAGGCCCCGAGGGATTTGCTCTAAAGAAGGGTTTTATCCCCGAAGTTAAAGCCGCCGCAGCGGGAATTGTGATGGTCAGCGGCAGTGCTCACATCATCGAGGGCAGTACCGCCGGGGTCAAGCCTAGCTGGAAGTTGGACTAATGGCGCAAAGGTTCTCGCCTAGGGCTTTGACGACTGAGGTTAGAAAGCTAGCCGAGGAGGCGTTCTCCGTCACCGATGATGGGACGCCGATCACCCGAGCCGAGTCCCTTGCTCGGCTACTTTGGAACCTTGCTCTTGGGTACACGGAAAAGGTCAGGGACGAGAATGGGACGCTCAAAGACGTGACTCATCCTCCCGTCGCATGGGCTGGCCAGTTTCTCTATGACCGTTTGGAGGGGAGAGCTACGACCGCCGTCCCGGAAGACGACACAAGAATCCGTGCCGCCGATAAGGTCAGAGAGCTAGCCAAGCAGAGGTTGAATAAGATGGCGGCATCGGTGATCGGACCCCCCGTGCATAGACCTAAACCCTGATATGCCCAACGTCTTTGCAACACAGCCCGAACTCCCAACCCCGTTCCCACGGGGGGTACGGCTCTGGACCTGTCCGATCACCAGCCTCTCGGTCCCTAAACACCCCGAAGCGAATCTCCGATGGCGGGCTGAGTTACTTGCGGCGGCTGAGACTGATACCGATCTTCAGGTTGACCTGATGACCGCGTGTTCAAAGTCAGTCCTCTTTTTTGTCAACGCCTTTTTATTTACCCTCCGTATTTTCGAGCCGGGGGTGGGGGGGAAGGTACAGCAAGCGGAATTTGCTCACCTTCCCTTCGTGACATGGGATTTTCAGGACAAACACATCCTCTGGATACAGGAGAGGATAGAAAAAGGGAAAGAGGGACTGTCGGACAAGAGCCGCGACATGGGCGCAACTTGGGATCATCTAGCAGTTTATGACCACCGCTTCCTCTTCCGCAACGACGAAACACATCTGATGATCTCGCGTAAAGAGGATGCGGTTGACCAACTGGACGGGATGCCCAAGAATTATCCGCATGGGTCTTTGGCTGATCCCGGCACGTTGTTTGGTAAACTGGATTACATGTTGAATCGGTTGCCCGAGTGGATGCTGCCCCGGATGACCCGAAAGAAAATGCACCTGGTCAACCTCGATACCCGCACCCGTATCGACGGCGAATCGTCAAATGCGACGGCGGGTTCGTCTGATCGGCGTACCTCCGTCTTCCTTGACGAAATGGCCAAAATGGAAGAGGGGGAGTCGATTAAGCGGAGTACCCGTGACGTAAGTGCCTGTCGTCTCCCGTGTTCCACCCCGCACGGAGCGGGCACGGCGTTCAGTAAATGGCGGTTGAGCGGCACGATTCCCGTATTCGTGATGCCCTGGTGGGAACATCCCGAGAAGGGGCTGGGTCGATATGTCGGCAAAGATGCTCTCGGGCGATTCAGGATTCGCTCCCCGTGGTATGACAACGAGGAGAAGGAGCGAACGCCGAAGGAGTTGGCCATTGACGTTGACATGGACCACATCGGTTCGGGCGATACTTTTTTCGAGGCGATGATTCTTGAACAACATAAGAAACTGTTCGCCCGTCCCCCACTCTACAGGTTGCATCTCAACTTCAAGAAGACGATCTCCGACGACAAAGTGAGGGATGCACTGGTCCGGCGGCGGTATCAAGACATCGAACGTCGGGGGCCGCGAGAGGGTCCGTGGCGTGTGTGGTGTCAGTTGGAAAACGGGCGACCCGATCAGACGAAGAGCTATACACTAGGGGTAGATATCAGCAAGGGGCAGGGGGCTAGCAATAGCATAATGTCCCTTCTCTGCAATGAGACGAAGGAGAAGGTTGCCGAGTATGCCGACGCGAACACGCCCCCCTATGAATTGGCGAAGTTGGCCTGTGCGGCATTGTTGTGGGCTGGGGGCCGCAGTCGTCCCCTCCTGATCTGGGAAAATAATGGCGACCCCGGATTTGACTTTGGAAATATCATTGTTCACAAGTACAACTACCCCAACATCTTCTTTGACCGGGTAGTGGGAACGATCTCGGAAAAACGGGGTAGGAGGTATGGCTGGCGATCCACTCCCGAGAAAAAGGCTACGTGTTTGGGACTCTTGCGAAGAGTCTACGCGCGTGGTTCCTTCATCAACCACAGCGAAGAGGCTCTGAATGAAGCCCTTACCTATGTCCACTATGAGGGGGGCGGGATTGGTCCGGCGGAACTGGTAGAAGAGTCGGATTCGGCCCGTAAGTGTCATGGGGACAGGGTGATAGCGGATATGCTGTGTGTCGTGGGAAGGGGGGATATGCCCAAGTTTCGTAAACAAGAACAGGCGACCCCGAAACATTCTATCGGTGGGCGATTCCGGGAGTTCCAAAAACAGAAGAAGGCCGCGAGACAACCGCAAACCACGTTTGACTTTTCACATTGAGTGTAGCTATGCCGATGAACATCAGTCCAAAACAGGTGCAAGAAGCCGTTCTCAAGGGGCGAGAACGGTTTAGTAATTTCAGGAGTGCGAGATTGATGTTCCTGCGTAATTACGTTGGGCAATACTACGATCAGGAAAAAGGTGGGATTGGGGGTGAACCGCTCAATCTGATCTTCAACGCGATTCGTATCTTACTCCCATATGTCGTGATGAACTTTCCGACGTTCAACGTGCGATCTAAGTACCTGATGGCAAGGGACTATGGTGAGTTGCTGAGTCTCGCTTTGAATCAGCACTCCCAGGAGATTGACATTGATTCCGTGTATCGGCGGTGGATCGTTGACGCGATCTTTACCTTGGGGGTGTTGAAGACTGGGCTCGCGGCGAGCGACAGTGTGTACGGGTTGGATGAGGGGGATCGGATTGAAGCCGGCACTGTATATACCGAAGCCGTTGATTTCGACCATTTCTGTGTTGATCCATCAAGCCGCGATCATCTGTTCCGTGACGCTCGGTTCCTAGGCGATTCTATGTATGTCCCCCGTTCTGTGCTCCTGGATAGTGGATTATACAAAAACGATTTGGTGGAGAAGCTTTCGTGTGTCTCCAGTAAACAACAGGATGAACGGGCGCACGGCCTCAGTATGCGGGAATTGAAGGCGGAAGACATCTGGACAATGGAGGATGAGGTTGAGATCGCGGAACTCTGGGTGCCAGGAGCCAAAGCCATCGTCACAGTGCCGATTGGTCCCAACGCGGCCTTTGACGACTATCTACGGGTCGATGAGTATTATGGTTTAGACGATGGTCCGTACACCCTGCTTTCTCTAACTCCTCCGGTTCCGGGCAATCCTCTGCCCGTTCCCGCCGTTGGGATATGGAATGACCTACATATCCTGGCAAACAAGATGGCGAAGAAGATCATCGACCAAGCGACCCGACAGAAAGACGTGGTTGCGTATCGGGGGTCGGCGGCGGACGATGCGGAGGAGTTGCAACAAGCGAGGGATGGGGACACGGTTAAGTGCGATGATCCCGATGGCGTGCAGGTCAAAAGTTTCGGGGGTCAGCAGAACAGCAATGAAGCGGCATTAGGTTCGATGATGTCATGGTTCAACATGATGGCGGGTAACCCGGCAGCCCAGGGGGGCACTTCAATCGGTGGGGACTCGGCCACAGAGACGCGACTACTCGCGGGTAATACCTCCGTCGGCCTTGATGACATGAAGGGTTTGGTGTACAAGGCAGTCGGGGCTGAGGGGCGGCGACGGGCCTTCTATTTCCACACTGATCCCATGATTAACATGCCTCTGATCCGACGCCAATCCCAACCGGCTCAGTACGCACCGGGGGCGACGGGGCCGATTATGGTCTCCCCCGCTACAATGCAGGAGATTCAGGTATTCCTTACGCCCGAAGCCCGGCGGGGTGACTTCCTTGACTTTATGTTCAGTGTCGAGCCCGAGTCGATGGGGCGCAGGGACTCTCGCACGCGATTCCAACAGGCATTAGACTTCGCGGTAAAGATTCTGCCGGCAGCGGCTCAAGCGGCTCAAACCCTCGCTATGTTGGGCATTCCCTTCTCTCCGAAGGAATACATTATTCGCATGGCGAAGGATGCTGGTATTGATTGGCTCGATCAAGTCTTCTATGACCCCGAATTTCAACAGCAGATGGCGATGCGTTTGATGGCGGGACCGCAGGCTGGACCATCGAAGGGACAAGCCCAACCCAAAGACATGTCTGCCCAGATTGCCCAGAACGGACAACCCGCGAATGTGGCGGGGGGTGCCCCCGACGTAATGACTCAGATCATGCAAGATGAACAGATGGGGGCGAATCAGGGGCAGATGGAAACAAAGAAAGAGGTATGGTGATGCCATGGAAAACGGACAAACAACGAAGATGGGGGAATAGTCCCTCGGGCGTCGAAGCGATGGGTCAAACGAAGGTTGACGAGTTCAACCGCGACTCTAAGAGAAAAGAGTTGCCCGAGCATGTGAGACGGGCGAGATTGGTAAAAATAGTGGCTCGAAAACTGAAAGAAATGAGAGGTGATTAATTCCACTTTACACCTATCAGTGTACGAGATGCAAACGGGAAACCATTGAATTTCAGAGGATGAAGGACAAACACCTGACGGTCTGTCCGATCTGTAGGACCAAAACATATCGTCGAATTCCCTCCGTTCCGAACACAAACCTACGCGGGTATCACACCCCCATCGACATGTACAGTATCGCAATGGATGATGACGCGGCGATTAAGGAATTCATCGGGAAATGTCCAGACGTGGAAGTAGCCACGGATAGGGCCGATCCGATGTATGGAGTTCCCATTGCTAGAAATCGCCGGGACAAACTTCAGGCGTTAAAGGGGGCTGGTTTCGTGGAGACAAACTAGAAAAAAGGAGAGGATAACTCAGTTTTTATTGGACAAAGGGCCGTTTGTGTGGTATAATTGTAACGGTAGTTCTACATTTCCCCCCTACCCCCAGCTATCACGCTGAGCAGCGGGGAAGGAGACTCAATTGCCAAGTGAAGAGATCGAAACAGCAGTAGCACCCGAAATCCCCTCATCCCGAGTGGAGGACGATTCGTTCGCTGAGGAGAAGTCCGCCACTACGGGGACAAAGACCCCGGTAGAGGACCGTGCGGCTTTTGTGTCGAGAGTGGCGGAGAAACTTCGTACTCTTGCCGCGACTTCTGACGGCAGGGATAGCGGGGACACCACTTTGGGTACTGAGGGCACTGACAGTTCTGCTGATCCGTCAGTTGCCACTCCTACCCCCGTTCCCGTCGAAAATGAGGCGGGCGGAGAGGCGACGGGGACGGGAGAAACTGACGAGTCAAAGGATGCAGCAGTCAAAGTTCCGGTAAAGCCGGATGCTGAGACTCCTACCCTTCCTGATTCGTACCGGCGTTCGTTGAAGGCGTATGGCTGGGAAGATGCGGACATTGACAAAAACCTTCAGGTTATGGGCAAGGATTTCATCGACACTGCTGCGAAGATTCACTCAAACCGGAATTCCGAGGTGGGTCAGTGGGCAGAGGCAGGACGCCAAGCCCGCGAGCAGCAGTCAAAGAGCGGGACGACCCCCCAGGCTGCACCGCCAAACGCCGGTAGTCTTCAATCTCTTGATGTTGAGAAATTGAAGGAACAGTACGGCGAGGACGCTTTGATTACCCAGCTTGTCCTTCCGATGAATGCGATGATTGAACAGATGAACCGGATGCTTCCGGCTGTGCAAGAAACGCAACAGAAGGCTAGTCAAGCTGAGCAGGATGCTTTGCTCCGGCAGATTGACGGCTTCTTTGGTAGTAGGGAAATGGACGCCTACAAGACCGTCTACGGCAGCGGGGATAAACTTACGGAGGAGCATTATACAGCCCGCAACAAGGTGTTGGAAATGGCGGATGCGTTGGTGGTCGGGGCGAGTTTGCAACACCGCAGACTCTCATCTGCGGACGCTTTGCAGATGGCCCATGATTCTGTTTCCAGCGGGTTCAAGAAACAAGAAGCCCGTGCTGAGATCAAAGGGCAACTAGCGAAACGGGCAAAAGGAATCACCCTCAAACCCTCTTCTCGTCAACCAGTGAAGAGGAGTGGTGAGGGGATGACCCGTGAAGAATTGGTGAAGACGGTTGGTCAAAAACTAGCCGCAATGCGTGGTGATTAACTATTAACTCAAAGACCGGCTGGGCAGTAACTCTCGGTTGGTGAAGGATTTCTATGGGCGTGGACATCAGCCAAATGCCTGATCTGCTTCTGACGACTTTGGCGAATCGTGCGAAGGATTTTTTCGAGGTTATGTGGGACACCCCCGATCTTGTGTTTTGCCGGATTTATAATGAGCATCGCCGGAAGATTGCTGGAGGCACAAGTCTCAAACGGCATGTGATGTTGGACCGAGTGGGGCGGGCGAAGTATCGTCAGATGTTCGATACTGACACTCCGGCCGTGGATAACACCCTACACGAGATTGATGTGCATTGGTCTCAGTTGGGTACGTCCTACTCGTGGGACGAATTGGAACTCTTACAGAACATCGCTTCTCCTGAAGGCGTCATTGATTTGGTAGAGTCTCGCCGCCTTGAGAAGATGTGGGATTATGCCGAGTTGCTTGAGGATCGCGGTTGGCTTCCCCCAATTTCCGCGACGGATAGACTCAATCCCTTCGGCGTCCCCTACTACCTCCCCTATGCGAACAACGGGGCCACGGCGGCCGGGTTCATAGGTCAGACGATTCGATATCAGGGGGGTACGACCGGTACGATCTGTGCAGGTATTGACGCGGCGGTTGAGGATAAGTGGCGGAGTTACTGCGGTTTCTACACGCGAGTGGATAACGGCTTGCTTCGCACCCTGCGTTCGGCGATTCGTCGGACGATCTTCCGGCCCGCTCCGAATGTTCCGGTTCAGGGCAGCAATGGTGTGGGTTCTCCCTGTGAACTGTACGCGAACGATGAAGTTGTGACGGAGATGGAGGACTTGGGAGACAAGAGAGATGATGCGTCGGCCCCGAAGGATTTGGCGGGCAAGATGCTTCACAACATGGACGGCGTGGTATTCTTCAATCGTCGGCCTGTGCGGTATGTCAGCCGCATGGATGGCGAGACGGTTGTTGACTCCAATGGTGCTGCGTTCTCCCCTGATTCAATCATCTGCGTTGACTGGTCGAAGATTCAACCCATCACGCGAGAAGGATATTGGATGAAAGAGTCCAAACCGGTCTCGGGTGGGATTAGCCAGCATACTACGCTGACTGTGTTCCTTGATGGTTCGCACGCGAACCTTTGCACCAATAGGCGTGCAGCGGGCTTTAGAATCCACAAAGCCATTCCTTAAGTCTTTGTATGTCAGGAAGTTATGGGGAGAGGGCGTACCCCCTCTCCCCCCTTTTCCGCGTAGGGGAGTACCCTGCGGGATGATACGCGAGTAGTTTAGGAGATCGTGATATGAGCGTTGTGAATTTCTCACAGATTGGCGAAGCGAATAAGCCGAGTCCGTCTGTTTGGGCCGACTGCCCCAACACCCTGCTTGAAGACCTGGGCTTGGGCTATTTCGGTCATGCGGAGTTTCTTGCGGCCCCCACGGGCGTCCTTGCGGCAGCCCTTGATGCGACGATGATCGAGTTTGAGGGTGGATTCAAGTTGAGTGCCGACACCGACACCGTTCTGGCCATGAAGGCAGCGGAAGTCGGCGGATATCTCGACATCGAAGTGGACGGGGATGACAATGATGCGGCGGCTCTCTATAGCCAGCCCATCGGTAAGATCGTTAAGGGTAGCGGTCACAAACTCTGGTTTGAGGCCCGCCTTGAACTCGGGGCGATTGGCGATCAAGGCGTGTTCGTCGGTCTTGTCGAAGAGGCTGGAGCGACCCTTGATGTTGTTGCCAATGACGCC